ACCTGCGCCAACCCGGCAGCGGCAACGTGCCCACCACCTCGACCGCACAGAAGTTCCAGACCGCGCAGTCGACCCCCAACCCGGATGACGGCCTGACCGCCGCGGACCTGAACCAGATGATGAACCCACCCGCCCCGCCACCGGCCCCGCCGGGCGCCCCGGCCGCCGGTGAAATCCCGGTCGGCGAACCGGCACCGGGCAGCTTCGTATGAACGACGACAAGGACTGGTTCCGCGGCACCGGCGAACAGCAGCGCGCGAACCTGCGCAACGCGATCCTCGCCGGTGACCAGCGCGACGACGGCCTGCTCTACGACCAGATGTTCATTGGCGTGGCCGCCTACCGGATCATGCAGGGCATCGCCACCACCGAGGGCGTGGCCAAGGTGGTGGCGCAGATGATCGCCGACTGCGAAATCGCGATCCGCGCGCAGACCATGGTGATCCTCGCGCAGAACGACCCGGCCTCAGCGGAAGCGCGCACGGCGCACTTCGAGGCGCGCGTGGCCGCCCGCATGGTCGGCCTGCTGAACGACTACGTGGCCCGCGGTGCGCAGGCACAGGACACGATCAACAACACCCCCTCCCCCAACGAGCAACTGTCATGAGCACTGAAACCGACTTCGACGCTGAAAACCGCGCGGTGCATGCGGCGGCCGACCGCACCAAGGCCGACCTGTCCATCGGCGCCGATCTGGTGGTCGACACCGGCACCGGCGGCGGCGCCACGCCACCCCCGCGGCAAGACCCGTTCGAGGCGCGCAAGGCGATGTTCGCCAAGGCCAACGCGCTGCATGCCAAGGACGCCGCGGCCGTGCGCGAGGTGAATCCCTCGGTGGAGGAGCTGGTGGCCGCGATGGAGGCCGAGTCGCGCGGCGAGGTGCCGGTGCCGAGGAACGAGGACAGCTCGCCGGTGGGTTCCGAGCCTGTCGTCACTCCCCCTTCACAAAACGTTCCCGCCTACGTTACACTCACCTACAACGGTCGCAGCGTGAGTGTTGCGCGGACTGACATCGAGCGGGCCGGCGGCGAACAGCTCTACCTTCGCCAGCGCCAATCGGACGATCGCGAGGCGGACATCGCCGAGCAAGCCGCCCGACTGGAGGCCGAACAAGCCCGCCTTCGTCAGCAATCCGAACAACTGACCGCACGGCAAGCGGAGATTGAGCGGCTTCAGGCCGCGGGCCACGATGGTCCAGCTCAAAGCCCGGCGGAACGCACCGCAGGGCAGGGTCGCGCAACGCGCCCCGGCGAACCAGCGGTTGATCTGGATGCCCGATCGGTCGATCTGGCAGCACAGTTCTACAGCGGTCAGCCCGCCGATACGGCCGAAGCCGTCAAGTCTCTGCTCTTGGAAATCGAACAGGCCCGCCTTGAAGGCGAACGCCGGTTGAACGAGTACAAGGCCCAGACCCAAGCCCCCGCCGCACCTGCTCCCGCTACCGCGCCTGCTGCAGCTCCTGATCCGCGATGGGAGGCACAGCGCAGGGCCATCAATGCCATGGGTGAACGGGACTTCCCCGAACTGTCACGCGATCCGGTCTTGTGCCAGCGCGTCGCCGGTGAAATGCAACGACTGGCTGCCCTGCCTGAGAACGCCCAACGCCGAGCCATGGATGTCGCGATCGAAGCTTGCGAGAACGTGCAGCGTGCGGTTGGCATCGACGCCCGCAGCGATGTTCGGACCATGAAGCAAGGTTTGCCCGTCATTCCTTCCGCTGGTGGTGCCGCCCCGGTCCCGGCAGAAGAAACGCCACTCACCAACCAATCCTATGTCGAACTTCTCGCGCAACGCAGGAGGTTCGGCCACTGAAAAACCTCGGAGGACGCCATCATGGCCGGTCAAGTTTGGAGCGTAAACGCTCTCGGTGGTTATATGTATTCGGACCAGCTCAGCAACGTGCTGCGCATGGACCTTCTGCCCACGGTCAAGTTCCGGCAGTTCTGCGACGCCAAGGACGCCACCGAGAAGGGTCTGCACTCGGGCCAGCTGTTCAACTGGGATGTCTACAGCCGCGTCAAGACCGGCGGTGCGCAGCTCGATGAAAACGTCGAGATGCCCTCGACCAACTTCACCATCCAGCAAGGCTCGCTGTCGATCACCGAGTACGGCAACAGCGTGCCGTACACCGGCAAGCTGGACAACTTCAGCAAGCAGCCGGTGACGGAAATCATCCACAAGGTGCTGAAGATCGACGCGAAGGAAACGCTCGATGGCGCCGCGTGGGCGCAGTTCAACTCCACCGTGATGCACGTCGGCCCGGCCGGCGGCACCTCGACCACCTCGGTCACCGTGCAGGTGGGCGCGCCGACCATCACCAACAACACCCCGATGACCAACGGCCACGTCAAGGCGATTTCCGACGTGATGAAGGAAGCGAACGTGCCGCCGTACACCGGCGACGACTACTACGCGATGGCGTGGCCGACCACGTTCCGCACCTTCAAGAACAGCCTCGAAGCGATTCGCCAGTACGTGGAGTCCGGCTTCCAGATGATCGCCAATGGCGAAATCGGCCGCTACGAAGGCATCCGCTTCATCGAACAGACCGCGATCGCCCATGGCGGTGCGTGGAATGCCACCAGCTACACGTTCCGCAACCCGGTGCCATGGACCAATGGCGCGTCCGACTGGTGCTTCTTCTTCGGTGAAGACACCGTGGCCGAAGCCATGGTCATCCCCGAGGAAATCCGCGGCAAAATCCCGACCGACTTCGGCCGGTCCCGCGGCATCGCGTGGTACTACGTGGGCGGCTTCGGTCTGGTGCATGGCGCCACGACCGCGGACTCCTACAACGCCCGCATCTTCAAGTGGGATTCCCTCAACTAAGCGTCTGACGCCCGCCTTCACCGGCGGGCGCAGCCCTTCCCGGCTTTCGGAGAACAACCATGTCCCAGTATGACGCTTACCACCAGACCACCTACAAGTTCAGCGCGGTGGATTTCTCGACCGGCAGCAGCAAGAAACTCCCGGTGCCCCGTGGCGCGACGTTCGCCCGCGTGCTCGACATCATGGTGGTGGCCACCGTGCTGTTCACGCAGGTGACCACCCCGGCCTTGGTGCAGGTGGGTGACGGCACCACGGCCGACAAGTTCGCCTCGATCGCTCTGGGTGCGCTTGCCGCCGGCTCCAGCATCACCGGCAACGACGTGGCCGCGGTGTGGAAAACCAACTACCTCGCTGGCAACTACCCGACGACCGGCCTGCATGACCTGATCGCGACGTTCGTTGCGCCGACTGGCGGCACGCCTGCCGGCACCGGCGACGTCTACATCCTCGTCGGCTACGACAAGATCAACAACTGACCGAACCTGTAGCGCGCTGCAGCAAGGCCCGTGTGACAACCTTTCACCCCAGAGGATGAAGCCATGTCCAACCCACTCAATGCCGCCCTCGGCAACAGCCCTTCCGGCGTCGGTCCCAGCGAGTTCCCGACCAATTCCGTGCACGAGAATCCCGGCAAGCCGGGCAACGTGTTCGGCGACAAGTCCCCGCGCACGCCGATCAGCACTGGCAGCGATCTGGCCCGTGGCCTGTCCTGCTGCATGCCGTTCCACGACGAGTCGCCGGAGTCGCTTGGCGAAGGCCGCGACGTGTCCACCGGCAAGCCGGACGGTCCGCAGATGGGCAAGGTCAACAACGGCGGCGCTGGCTCCAAGCTGTCGTGGGGTTGATCCATCCGTAGCCACAGCGGGCGGCGTCATGGCCGCCCGCTTCCATGCGTGAGCGGAGAAGCCCATGAGCAAGACCAAAGCCACCCCGATCCTCGCGTCGATGGACGCGATCTTCTCCACCCCGGACGGCTTCAACGACGCCACCCTGCGCGATGCGCAACGGCAGGTGTTCGCCCCGGCCGAGATGCCCTACACCGCGATCACCGATCAGGGTCTGGCCTCGCGCCGGTCCAAGACCGTGGTTCGCGACCATGCCGCGGTTGCCGCGGCCACCACTGGCGTCCCCTCGCTGGCCGAAGGTCTTTCGCTGCGTGAGGCGATGGCTGGCCAGTGCGAGAACGACCAGTTCCCGTTCTCCGCCGATCGTTTCGGCAAGCAGAGGAATTGACCCCATGAAACTGGACCGCAGCCGCCCCTTCGGGCAGACCTTCGGCGCTGAAGCTGGCGCCCTGCCGATCTTTCAGGACAACGTGTACTTCAACGTGCGCGGCGACGTGGTGGACTGTCCCTACAACCGGGCCAACAGCCCGCACCTGTTCGTGCGTGTCGACACGGTGGAACCGATCACCCCGCCCGACGTGGTGGTGCCGATCGCGGCGAACGTGCCGGACGTGCCTGTCGAGGCGCCGGTGATCCCGCCTGATGCCAGCAAGGCCGACATCGCCGACATCCTCGCCGGCAAGACCGACGCGGAAATCTACACCGCCGCGGTGAAGCTGCGCGCGATGCTGGATGAAACCGGCGACGCCGATGCCTTCGTGCCCGATCCGGGCGACAAGTCGCTGAACATCGGCTTCCTGCTGCGCCACGGCGACTGACCATGAGCCGGACCTTCCTTGAGCTATGCAAGGATGTCGTCTCCGACCTCGGTGTGACCGGCGGCGTCATCCAGAGCGTGACGGCGAACACCAGCATCGAGCTGGTGCGCATCGTCAACTGGGTGGCGCGCGCCGACATTCTCGTGCAGAACCTGTGGTCTGACTGGAACTTCCTCTGGTACAAGGACACGCTGACGATCGGCGCCAACACCGATACCTTCCAGACCACCAAGGCGTTCAACGACATCGACCATCTGTCGCTGGTGTTCAACCCCGACATCGTGGGCGTGAACCCGTCGTTCCCGGTGTGGATGGACTGGGAACGCTTCATGGTCACTTGGCAAAACAAAGTCAAGACTGTCAATGCTTCACCGACGTGCTGGTCGATCGACCCGTCCGGCAAAATCTGGCTGTCGCACCTGACGCTGGCCGCACTGCCGGCCAAGCTGGCGTACTGGAAAGTGCCGGTGCGGATGGTCAACAACATCGACACCTCGCCGATCCCCAGCCAGTACGACACCATCATCGTGGAGCGCGCCAAGCTCCTGTATGCGCAGCGCGAGAACGCGGTGGAAATCCTCACCGGCTCGACCGCCGAGTACATGGACGCACTGGACAAGATGGAGTCCGCCTGCCTGCCCAGTGGTCGCGCGGCGCGCAAGAGCCGCAACGACTTCACCACCAACCCCGATGGTTACGTGGAGTGATGCCATGGACTTCGGGACCGCCCTCGCTTCGCAAGGCAAAGGCGCACTGCGAAACGTCATCCGCACGAGCAAGCCATTCAGCGCCACCGGCGGACTGAACGTCATGGATGCGCCCGCGCTGATCCCGCCGGGCGAGCTGCTGGGGTGCCAGAACTATGAGCCGGGCATGCTCGGCGGCTATCGCCGCTTCGACGGTTACGAGCGTTTCGACGGACACACTTCGCCCTCGGATGCACCCTACGTGTCGGTGGCCTTCAGCAACCATGCGTTCGCCCCGGCGCCGGGCGCCACGGTCACCGAGTCGGGATCGGGCGCCACCGGCACGCTGGCCTACCTCGACCCGGTGAACTACGTGCTGGTGCTGGTGAATGTCAGCGGCACCTTCGTCGGCAACGGCTCGACCTTGACCAGTGGCACGACCACGCCCTCGGTGGGGCTGCCGATCACCAACGGCGGGCTGACCACCGCACTGTCGGACAGCTACTACTACCAGAAGTGGCTGTACTTCCAGTCGTCCATCGCGACGGTCGGCGGCGCCTCGTGCTCCGGCGGCGTGCTCGCGGTGTGGCCGCATGCCAGCGGCGTGTATGCATGGCGCAACAACTCCGGTGGCACGCAGGCGCTGATGTTCAAGGCCACCACCTCCGGCTGGGTGCAGATCGCGCTCGGCATCAAGGTGCGGTACAAGGCCGGCGTCTACGCCGCCTCGATGCAGCAGATGCCCGAAGGCACCGTGCTGGTGGGCGCGACCTCCGGCGCCACCATGACGGTGAAGCGCGTGGCCACGCTGACCGGGACGTGGGGCACCGACGCGGCCGGCTACTTCATCGTGTCCGCGATCACCGGCACGCCGACTGCCAACGAGCTGCTGAAGGTCGCTGGCGTGACCTATTGCACCTACGTGTCCAACGCCGCGCAGACGATCCCGCCGGGTGGCAGCTACTACCTGCGCTCGCACAACTTCAACTTCGACCAGAACCCGCTGTCGGGCTTCCGTATCTATGGCACCAACGGCGTCGGCAACGGGTTCGAGTACGACCCGGTCAACGACGTGTATGTGGCGATCGAGACCGGCATGACCACCGACACGCCGACCCATCTGAACATTCACGCCAACTACCTGTTCTATGGCTTCCCCGGTGGCTCGCTGCAGAACTCCGGCTACCAGCTGCCGCTGAACTGGAACCCGGTGTTTGGCGCGGACGCCCGCTCGGTCGGTGCTGACATCACCTTCATGCGTGAGGATGTCAGCGAAAGCATGATCATCGGCACCCGGCGGCAGCTGTGGATTCTGGTCGGCCAGCAGGTTGAACAATTCCAGATTCGCGTCTACAGCGAGAACACCGGCGCCTACGAAAAGACCGACGAGATGCCCGGCCAGATCGTGTTCGCGGAAGACCGCGGCATCACCACGGTGGCCGCCTCGGCGCAGTACGGCAACTTCTCCGCTGCCTCGCTGACCAACAAGATTCTTGATATTGTGACAGCGGCGTTCGCCAACGACACGCCGGTGGGCGCGATCCTCACCCGCAAGAAAAACCTGTACCGCCTGATCTTCGCCTCTGGCAACGTGCTGTGCCTCGCGATCAACGCGACCGGCCAGTTCGCCGGCTGGACGCAGGGCACCTACGTGCACCAGCCGACGTGCACGTTCGCCGGCTTCTGGGAGGACGCCAACGGCAAGGAGGTGGAGCGCGCCTTCCTCGGTGGCGCCAACGGCTACGTGTACGAGCTGGACAAGGGTCGCAGCTTCGACGGTCAGGTGCTCGACCACTTCCTGAAGTTCGCCTACTGGAACCTCGGCATCCCGTCCACCTTCAGCCGCTATCGGTGGGTGCAGATCGACGTGCGCCCGGAAGGCTCCAGCTCGGTGTCGGTGGGCGCTGACTGCGACTACGGCAACCGCACCGGGCAGACCATGCCGACCGACAGCCTCGGCGGCGGTGGTGGCCTGTGGGACGTGGCCAAGTGGGATCAATTCATCTGGGATGCGCCGGCCTATGCCGGGCTGGCGGTGAAGCTTGAGCTGGAGGGTTACAACATCAGCGTCGCGATGTCCGGTTCCTCGGTGAACGATACGCCATTCACGATCA